CTCTACCTTACCAGCAGAAGTAAATCTAGAAGATACATAAGTAGGAAAGTCCCCTTGCTGCTCTACTTTAATCTTAAAGTTAACGCCTTCAGATCCTAAGTCAAAGATACGAGCTCCAAACTCTTCAGCATCTTCTCCTTCAATAGCTTCAGTAATAATTTTTTGAAGCTGCTTACCATAACGAAGAATTTTTACTTTTCCGTTATTATCCGGATTAGAAGGATCGTCGATAACATAAACATTTACCAACCACTTCTCTAAGCGTCGTACAGCGCTCATTTTTTCTTTCTCTTCTTCACTACCGGTACGAAGAACACGAAAACGCTCTTCAGCAATAGGATCACGTTCACCAAACGTTTGCGGACTCAAAGTCTGAACGTATTGACCAGTAGCGTAAGAATTCCATCCATGATTATAATAATGAAAGAATGTCTTACTCGGATCTTTTGCAAATGGCAAAAGTCTTACAGTATAAGTATTACCTACTTTAGTAGGCATAATCTCATTGAATGTAGCTGACCCCTTATTATCAGAAGTAGCTAGTGCGTCTTTAATTGATTGAAACATTGAACTAGTAAAAGTACTCATGCCATAATTATAATGCCTGTGTACTAAACTTCAACAGCTTTTGTTCTATTATTTTCAGACCTTTTCTTGCTTTATCTTTTAGAGTTTTGGAACTTATAAATTTTACTCTTGTCTTGGAATAAAGGTCTGCAAAATCAGTTATAAGCCAGTTAAACACTTCCATATCTCCGCTCCTTACAACACTCTCAACATCAAGAGCATGAAGTGTATAAAAATTAATATGATGATTTTTTAAATGTTTAAATACTTCGGGTGTAGTTCCAGAAGTACGTGTCTTATACTTTCCGAGAGTTATTTTTTCCGTATTACAGTAATTGTAAATAAACTTTAAACACTCTTTTAGTGTATTAATACTTTCTTCACTGTCAGGATCTTGTACTTGTTTATCTTTACAGTACATAGAATAACATTTTATTGCTCTACGTGTGTTAAAAAACGTCAAATCAAAATAGTTATCTGAACCGTAAACTTTATATGGAGCGATAAAGAAGTCGCTATAGTTTATATGTGTATATTTTGATAAAAGTAAGTTAAGTTTCTTGAGAGCTACTTCGTCTTTACTCTCTAAGTTATCAAAATTTTGTCTTAACCGAACTGGCTTATTTTTTGCTTTTCGAGATGCGTATAAAAAACTATTGTATATTGATTTTTCTTTTTCATTGATCATAGTTTAATATTAGAATTCGAATTTAGGAACTTTGTAATATATTTCGATTTAGTAATCGAAGGTTCAAAGTCTATAAATAGTTTAACTACATCGAAGTTAGTTTCAATGGTTAAAAGTTCCTTTAATATTGCTCTAAGTCTTTTTTCTTGTAAGACTAAAATAAAAACATTTTGCAAAGAAAGTTTTTTTCCTTTTAATAAAGAACAAAAAGTACAAAAGCACATTAATAGATGATCAGTTTCATCTTTTATTAAAGAGGAAGAAGGTGATTTTGGTGTATTGGTTATTAACATGGGGTAAATTGTTTAGTTAAAGTTGCAAACTGTTCTGTTAACTTACCTCCTGCAGCTGCAGCATGTCCCCCACCATTGCAAAGTTTTTGAGCTAATATACTAACATCAGCATCACATGATTTAGATCTTCTAAATGATACTGTTTTAGATTGTGTGTTTACTATAACGCTTATATCTGCTTTATGTTTATTAATTAGATAATGCGCTAGTTCGTTTATAGCATAATTAGCAAAAGTAGCAACTATACTATACTCTTTTATCTTTCCTGAAAAAGTTTCACCGGTTAATTGTTCTTTAAATTTTTTAAAGTATAACTTTATAGCATTTTTTTCCTGTATAGTAAAGTCTCTTAATCCTTTTTCAAAAGCATTTATAAAATTTTCAGTTTTAGGGGAATTAAGGTTGTAGTAGATGGCATTTAGCTTTAAACTATCTTTATTTTCGGCATTATACCAATCGTATGATTGTATGCATTCTATAAGCTCAATTTGTTCTTTCGATAGATGAGAAAGATGAGATTTAAACTTATCATAAATAAGAGTTGTACTAGAATATACATCTGGGTCAATTATTACTTTAGCTTTTTTATATAAGTCTTTATGTTTAGCATGATTTTTGTGACTATCTATAACTACAACATTTTCTCTATCAATAAGACTTACTTGTTCTGGAGTTAAGTCTAAATCAGCTACGTAGACTCTATCATAATGATCTAATGTATGTAGTGCTCCTTTAAATCGTCCTGTTAAAGTAGATTCAGTTACATCTTGAATACTAAAAGCTTTAGCATCTTTATATAACCACTTTAACAATAATGCAGAACCTGCACCATGTAAATCGGTATCTGTCCATACTTGGATATTCACTATTTGTATTTACAAAGAGTTCCTTATTGTGCAAGTCCAGCTAGCGCGTTAAGAGTCTCCATGCTATCATCTTCAAAATCAATATCATCTGCCTCTTCAATAGTTAAAGTACTATAGTTAATACGCATAGCTTGCGTATTACCACGAGGGCCATACCGATTTTTCATCATTCCAAGCCTTATAATACCTAATTCTCTATCTTCTTCATTTTGATAGATTGAAACAATAACATCAGAAGTAGCAGCTAATCCAATAGATTCAGATATAGTAGCAAGATCAGGGTTATCAGTATCAAACCCGGCTCTATTTAACTGAGTAGCAGATATAATAGGACATTCAAACAAGTAACTCATTGCACGAACTTGCTCAGTTACATGTTTAATTCTCTCATACGAATTATTACCCATCGTTGAATGCATTAAGTTAAGATAATCTAAAACTATAGCATCTAACTTAATTCCTTGTTCTTGAAACTTCTTTATAAAGCCTTTCAATTGACTAGGAGTAATAGTTGAAGGAGGAAACTCTTTAATAAAAATCTTTCCAGCTTCATCTTTTATAGCTTGCTTAATTGAAGGTGTATTACTAGCTAATTCCTTCATAGGAATTTTAGTTACATTAGTACAAATACGTCTTGCATAAAGCAACTCAGACATCTCAAGGGTAACTAGCAATACGTTCTTACCTTGCTTAGCAATATTATGAGCTATGTTACCGAGGAATATTGACTTACCAATATTAGTCTCACCAGCAAATACATACAACGATTTACCTGCTTCAAGGAACCCTCCACCGAGACTTTCATCTAACCATTCCCATTGACTAGGGATATGTCTTTCTACAGAGTTAATATCATCAATCAATACGTCAATATCATTGTATAAATTTAAACCAAGATCAGTTACCAGGTTAATATTACACGATTTTTCAAACTTATCTAATACTACTGATGTATCTACTTTACCGTTAGATACATCTTCAGCTACATTTAACATAGTATGATATACAGCTTTCTCTTTAAGGAACTGTTCCGTATTATCATACAATTCATCCTTATCTAAGTTCTTATCTATATCATTAAACGATGTTACTAGTTCCTTAAATGACTCTCTTTGTTCATCTGTTACTAGATGAGACTTAATTTCAGTAGTAGTAGGAAGCTTGTTACGCTTTTCAGAAAAATCTCTAATAATAGAAAAAATACTCGCAATAGATTTTTTCTTAAAGTAGTCAGGCTTTACAAAATCAGCTATAGAAGCCAAATATGTGCCGTCTGTTAAAGACTTATATATAAGGACATTTTCGAAATAATCTAAGTCTAGTTTACTCACAATAAAATGATATTATATTTTATTTTGTTTTCCACTTATTCAAGAACCACTCTTGTCCTTTATAAAATTCGTTAGTAAAAGATTTCAAACCTGGAGATTTATGAGTAATGTATATGTCACCGACTCCTAATTTAAAGCCGGCTTTATGACATTGCATTGAGTAATCTAAATCATAAAAATGCCACTTAGAAGGGCAAGATTCATCAAATCTAATTTTTTTAAATACTTCTCTTTTTATTGCCATGAAAACTCCATCAATGATTACCACTCTATGTGGATATGATCCAAAAGATGTCATACGTTTTTCTTTTTCATTACCATGTGCTACTGCTCCGTGTAAATTCTTTGACCCTATACCACCTCCCATTAAATGCCATAAAGCCGGTGGTGATAAGTTAACTTGTG